ATCCTTAACTGCAGACTTATTAAAGGAGCATTTTATATGCGGAAAAATGTATGGCTTAACCTACAGTTGTTCGGTGAGGGTGGTTCCGATGGTGGAGATGGTGGCTCTGCTTCCGTTACGACCGGAGAAGCTGTGGAAAGCAACGAATCAGGAGAAGAAAAGATACCAGCCTTTATCCCTGAAAAGGCAAAAAAATACTATCAGAAAGCGATGGAGAAAACTTCGGGAAGTACAACCGGGAAAACTGCAACGCAATCTGATAATGCTCAGACTACCAATGAGCAAGGTGCAACAGAGAGACTGTCATATGAAGATATGATTAAGTCTGAGGAGTACAAGGATGAACACAAGTCATACATGGACAAGACCATCAGAGATAGACTAAAAAAGTACAAAGGCATAGAGAAAAATCTTGAAAAACACAAGGAGCTTCTTGATACTGTAGCCTTTAAATACGGAGTCAATCCCGATTCAGATGATTTCTTAGAGGTACTTGCTGAAAAGATAAAAGCCGATGACTCATACTACGAAAACTATGCTTTGGAGCATGATATGTCGGCAGAAGATGCACGAAGAGTAGTTACCCTTGAAAGAAAAGCTGCTCAATACGATGCAGAACGAGAAGCACAAGCAAAACAGGAGAAGATGCGACAACACATCATGATTCTGCAACAGAATGCAGAAAAGACGAAAGCACAGTTTCCTGACTTTGACTTGGAAACCGAAATGCAGGACGAGAGATTCCGTAGGATTTGTGCGGCAACCAATGGAGACACTACTGCAGCATATACGACTTGCCATTGGAATGAAATCATTCCTGCTACTGTGCAGAAAGCATCGAGGCAGATTCAAGAACAAACTGCACAAGCGGTTGCATCAAATCAATCAAGACCGATAGAGAACGGTATGTCTTCTTCCGCTCCGTCTGTTGTAAAACAAGATTTTAGTAAAATGAACCTCAAGCAATTGAGAGCATTTGCAGAAGAACAACGACGAAAACAGACAGGGAGATAATGACAAAACCTCCCTGCATGACAAGGAGGAAACAATAATGAGAGAAAAATTTAACATTCAGCTTTTTGCTTGGACTGAAGGACAGGCAGGAGCACCTACTACAAACCCGGTTAATGTAACCACACAGTCTTCTATGTCGCCGACTATGAAGACCTTCTATGATACTGCACTTCTGGAGAACGCCAGAGAGGCGATGGTATTTACACAGTTCGGTGAAAAACAACCGATGAAAGGGAATAAGGTGGAATGGAGAAAGTTTAACACCTTTGCAAAGGCGTTGACACCATTGCAGGAGGGTGTTGTTCCGACCGGACAGACATTTGGAATGACAAATCTTGAAGCAGAAACCACACAACACGGTGATTTTGTTGCGGTATCTGACAGACTGGAATTGGAATCTTATGATGATGTCATTTTTGGAGCAACCGAAGAAATGGGAGCAGCAGAAGGAGAAACCTACGACACACTGACCCGTAACAATATCATTGGTGGTAACTGCGTTATGTACTGCCCGGATGGAGATACAGAAGTAACTTCAAGAAACGATTTGAATAAGAACTGTATTCTCACACCGGATGTGGTAAACCGTGCACAGACGTGGTTAAAAAAGAACAAGGCTCCGAAGATTGACGGATACTATGTTGCTTTAATTCATCCATCTGTGGCATATGACCTCAGAAACAGTGATGAGTGGAAGGAGTATCATAAGTATAACGATGTAGCTCCTATATTCAAAGGTGAAATCGGTGAGCTGCACGGTGTTCGTTTTGTGGAAACAAATAATGCAAAAATCTGGAAGCAAGATGACAGTACGGCAAAGTACGCTACTTTGTTCATGGGAGCAAAGGCATTCGGCATTCTTGACCCACAGGGCGAAGGAATGGAAATGATTATCAAGACTAAGGAGCAAATCGGAGGTCCGTTGAATCAGTTCGGGACAATCGGTTATAAGTTCTGTCATGGAGCAAAGATTCTGTACCAGGAAAGATTGCTTCGTGTAGAATCCGGTTCCAGTTTCGGAGATGTTGATGAGGCAAACTAAATATATAAGGGGCAGATTCGCCAACTGTTCCTTATGAATGGTAACTAACAGGAGGTAAATCATGGCAGACACAACTAAAAAGGCAGATAATGCTACAAAAAGAAATACAGAACCAGCTAAGCTCCCGAGAGCAAAAGGGAAAAATGCCGTTCAGGAAGAATTCTTTTCGGTAAACGGCAGAAATTACATTCTCCAACGGGGAGTAACGATTGAGGTTCCGTCAGAGGTTGCAGAGGTTATCCGGAACGGAGAAAAGGCGGAAGAGTATGCATTGAGCTATTCTGAAGACCTTGTAAAAGCTGAAGCAGACAAGATGAGAGATTTCGGTATCAATTAAATTCAGAGAAGTGAGGTAAGCATTATGCAATATATCTCACTTCTTTTTGTAAGAAAGGAGAGAGCTTATGACAATCAAGGAATGTATTGATATGGTAGACAGCATTAAACCAAATCAGTACACAATAAAAGAAAAAGTAATGTGGCTTTCATTTCTGGATGAGCTTATCATAAATGATGTGTTAAAGACACATGAAGGGTATGATGGCAGATATGATGCGTTTGAGGGTTATTCCGAGGATAAATTGACTGTAAAATTGATAATACCAAGTCCGTATGACCGTGTATATACTGCGTATCTGAAGATGAAGATTGACGGTGAAAACGGAGAAACAGCAAGGTATAACAATTCAATGGTCCTGTATAATTCCTATCTTCTTGAATTTAAAAAGTGGTATAACAAAACGCATATGCCGCTTGATGTAACGGGCAGGATGGATAATTTTTTTCATCCAAAGACTGCGGATGGAATTTCGGAGGCGGAATTTGAGAATCTGAAAAAGGAATTAACCTTTATTCTTACTGAGTATTTTAGTGGGGTTTTGTCTCATGATAAGGTTTATGATGTTGTAAATGAATTTGTTCAGAACAACTTATCTTTATTGAAAGGTGCTGATGGCTATACCCCAAAAAAAGGTGTTGACTATTTTACCGAAGCTGAAGTAAATGAGTTTTTGGTTAAATTGGGAGAGACGAAGGTTGACAAGGTGCAAGGAAAGGGTCTTTCATCAAATGATTTTACGAATGAAGCAAAGGAAGCCATACTGAATCTGTCCAAGGATTATCAGTCTAAATTAATCTTTGACACCGAACCGAAAGAAGATAGTGAGAACCCTGTCACCTCTGATGGCGTGGCAAAAGCTCTGGGTGAAAAGGTTGATAAGGTTGAGGATTATGGTTTGGCGCAGTTACGTTGGTATGATGTATCTGATGAATATGAAATAGGAGCAGAAGTATTAGAGCTATTTATCAAAGATGGTCAGTTCGGTACATTTCCCAATTTTGTTACGTTTGAAAATTTACGCAACGAGGTTCGTAAAAACGATAAATTGCTGGAAGAGAATAAGGTCGATAAAGAACCTGGCAAGGGTCTCTCCACCAACGACTTCACCGATGCAGAAAAAACGCAGCTTTTTAATCTAAAAAGGGCGTATGTGTTTATTGGGTCATATGGTAGTATAAGTGAGGCTGAATTGGTTGTCCCAGACCAGATATTGAAATATACTCCTGTTTTTAACTATTTAGGTGAGGATGTTGAGTTTTCTCAGCCCTACAACTATAGCCCGTATGGTATCAAAGTTTTAGACCAAGGGGTCAAAGAAATTTCTTCCGGAGTATTTAAGAATTATTTGTCAATATCGCAAGATGAAGCAATCATTTTCAAGGTTGGTATGCCGGTTTCAATTCATGTGCAGGATGGAGATGGTAACTTTTTTACTGTTAATGATACAATTCACACTATTATTTTTGGGAACAATGTAAATATTAACAGGACTACAGCAGACTTAATATTGGAAAATACCTCGTCAGATATTGTGGGAACAACCGTTACTGGCATTGACTGCTCACCGACAGTAATGATTCGGACGGGGGATAACGTAGCGGTTTTACACATTGCTGGAAGAAAATTTTTTGAAGTTCTCAGCCATGATTATGGTGAGGAAATGAATGTTTTGCAGGAAGAATATAAAGTAATGAATGCACAGGTGCAAACAAAAGCCGACAAACAAATGGCAGTGCCTTCTACCGTAAAAACCGGGAATCCGCTTGTACTTTCTGATCAGCTTGCAGGAGAGTGTTTGCAATTCTTCCGGATTTGTGGCGCATCGGATGGAGTCGGAGATTTGACCGATTCAGGGAAGTATCAGATTCCAATAAAGCTGTACGGAAAAAACCTGGTTAATTCTTCAATTTTTGCTGCAGATTTTGATTTGCAGGAGGACGGAAGCTATCGGGCAAATAAAATCATCAGCACAGCAAGAAAATATTCGGTGTTTCTTCCGGCTGGGACTTATACAATCAGTTACATTATGAAGGCTCCGGCAACGAGTAATTATCGGATTAGTTTTGTGCTGGCAGATGGAACTGAACTGAATGGATATATCAAACCCTCAAACGGAGAATATCAGCATTTTACAAAAACATTCACATTTGCATCTCCGGTTGTTTCTCTTTATTGGGGATATGGAGCAACGACCTCGGATGTATCGTTTTATGATTTGCAGATTGAAGCAGGTAGTATTCGGACGGATTACGAACCATATCATGCCTACGAGACAAAAATGGTTCTCGTGGATGCACCACTTGGTGCAGGGGAAACTGTTGCAGTCGATGGAATGGTTGCTCGGGATGGAGTGAGTACCTATGTCGCAGAAACTTCTGTTTCACCAATCCTGAGTATCGGATATTATCAGG